TAATCTGCTGCAGGTGTTACAAAAAAGAGCAGGACAAATCTGGAAAGGCGGTGATACAGATTGAATTTACTGATTTTTCAAACAAGCAGGAAAAGGTACTGAGCTGGTGGACAGATTCATCACCCTGCAAGGGCAGCGACGGAATCATAGCTGACGGAGCAGTTAGAAGCGGTAAAACCCTTTGTATGTCACTTTCTTTTGTGTTATGGGCAATGTGCCGGTTTGATCAGACAAACTTTGCCCTTTGCGGCAAAACGGTAAATTCACTCAAACGAAATGTTGTTTATCCCCTTTTGCCAATTCTTCGCAGTCGCGGCTTTATCATAAATGAAAAGCTTACAGAGGGAGTGCTTATTATCTCCTCTAAAAAAAGTACAAACAGCTTTTATATGTTCGGTGGCGGCGATGAGCTAAGCCGGGAAAAAATTCAGGGAATTACCCTTGGCGGTGTGCTTTTTGATGAGGCGGCGCTTCTTGCAGAAAGCTTTGTTAATCAGGCTGCGGCAAGATGCAGCTTGGAAGGCTCAAAATTCTGGTTCAACTGCAACCCCGAGGGACCTAATCACTGGTTTAAGAAAAACTGGATCGATGCGGACAAAAATCTTGTGTATCTGCACTTTACTATGGACGATAATCTGTCCCTTTCGGAAGAAGTGAAGAATCGTTACAGACGAATGTATTCGGGGGTTTTTTATAACCGTTTCATACTTGGTCAGTGGGTTGCCGCAGACGGTGTGATATACGATATGTTCGGCGAGGACAACATCTTTGACTGCACAGACGATACATACGAAAAATTCTTCGTTTCTATCGACTACGGTACCCAGAACCCTTGCGTGTATATTCTCTGGGGGTTAAAGGAAGGCAAATGGTACGCCTTTAAAGAGTACTACTACAGCGGCAGGGAAAAGGGTGTGCAGAAAACTGATTCCGCTTATGCCGATGATTTGCTTGTTTTTCTGGAAGGGATTAATCCCGTTGCGGTTATTGTAGACCCTTCGGCAGCTTCCTTTATAGCAGAAATCAAATCACGCGGATTAAGAGTCAAAAAAGCAAAAAACGACGTGCTGGACGGTATCCGTTCAGTAGGCGCTATGCTTTCTAAAAAAGAGATTTTCTTCGCCAGAAATATGGAAAATACTTTGAAGGAGTTCTCCATGTATATATGGGATTGCAACGCTGTTGACCGGGGTGAGGACAAACCACTCAAGGAAAACGACCACGCAATGGACGCAATACGGTATTTCTGTTCAACCGTTGCGTCAAAACCTTTAAGGGAAAACAAATCACGATAGGCGGAGATTAACTGAAAGGAGTATTATATTGAACAACTTATCTTATCCCGTGCAAAAAACCGTTTTGTCAGAAATAAACGGCATTTTTGCACAGAACGTTTTAGCGGATTTATCGGAGATTATCCGTTTGTACAGCTTTTACGATGGTTCGGGGCAAATGTGGCACACCGACGACAACCTAGACTATACACCTACAATGCACATTACCAATCTGGTGAAAAAAATCATCAAAAAAGAGGCGCGGTTTATGTTTTCGCGCACTCCGGAGATATTCATCGAAAACCCGAAAGAGCCTGACAAGGCAAGGCAGATTCAGATGTTTATAAAAGAGATTCTTGAAAAGAACGAATTTGCAAAAAAACTTACTATGGCAGGACGTGACTGCTTTATCGGCAGAAGAGTGGCACTGAAGCTCTGGTGCAGCGGTAACGGTGTTGAGATAATGTTCCGTCCTTCCTTTGAGTTTATATACGATACGGAATTTGACGAATCGGACAATATTTCAAAGATAATTTTCTTCTACGGCCTCAACGATGAAAAATCAAGGGCAGATCAACGCTTCTGGAAACAGAAATTTGAGATGTACGGCGGCAAGTGCTACATAACTGAGGCAATATACGACGGAAACGGAAACATCAAAGAAACCATTCACGATTTTGACGATACCGGGCTTGACTTTATCCCTGCGTATATCATCATAAACGATCCTCTCACGGGAGATTTAAAGGGTGAAAGCGATGTTGCAGAGCTTATCAGCAACCAGGAAAGATACAACCGCTTAAAAAGCGATGACGCCGACACACTGCTTTTCCAGATGTTTCCCATAACGGTTGCCAAAAACACCAGCGGTGATTGTCTTGACAATATGCGTATAGCCCCCAACGCTGTGATCGATTTGCAGACTGACCAGTCCAGCGATGGTGAAGCGGATATAGAAAAACTGGAAAGCACCTTTGCCTATACCGAGGCTTATGAAAATAGCATAAACCGCGTAAAAAGCGATATGTACGACCTGATGGATATTCCCTATGTCACCACAGAACAGCTCTCCGGTGTAATCCAGAGCGGCAAGGCAATGAAAGCTCTTTACTGGGAGCTTATATGCAAGTGTGAGGAACGTTGGCACACTTGGGATTGTGCACTTAAATGGCTCGTGGAATCACTTATCAAAATCAACGCCATCTACGGCTACAAAAAGCTTCCTGACACAGAGTTTACAATTAAAATCGAACATCAGTACCCCATTATGGAGGACGATGAAACAGAACGCAGAATTGACCTTTCGGAGGTTGAGGCAAGCGTTCGCAGCAGAAAGAACTATATTGAAAAATGGAATATCTCCACCGACGGAGATGCAGAACTTAAGTGTATTTCTGAAGAAGCAGACATACTTATATAACTATATCACCGCCTGAGTCGGCGGAATAAAAATAGACGGCACCAATGGCAGGACTGGCTGTCTTATCAAGGATGGTGCAGATTAAAGGAGATAAATATGACAGAATTTTTGAAACAAGCCTTCGGTGACGCCGTTACCGAAGAGGTAATCGCACAATTTAAATCAGAGCTGGGCAAAAAATTCGTAGCTAAAGCAGACTACAACACAAAACGTGATGAGTTAAAAAACGCCCTGGAGGAGCTGCAGTCACTTAATGAGCAGGCAAACACGCTGCGTGAAAGAGCAGCTGAGGCTGACCGACTAAGCGAAGAGATGACTGCCCTTGAAAAGAAGTACGATGACCACGTATCGGTATTAAACGGCAAATTGGAGCAGGTAAAGCTCGAGGGAGAAATAAACAGCCTTATCCGCAAAAAAGGCGGCAAAAATGAAAAGGCAGTGCGCGCACTTTTGTCACTTGGCGATGAAAACCCTATTGAAAATGCGGAGCAACAGTTGGATTTACTGAGAAAAACTGACCCGTATTTATTTGACGCCGCATCTCCCGGCGGTACAAAGGGGAATTTTCCCAGAGGGACAAATCTTCCCACAGAGGGGCTTACCTACTCACAGATGATGCAACTGGAGGCTAACAGCACACGGTAGTTATCTGCCGGGTGCTTAAAGATTTAACGATGCGTTAACCAAATTACAGGAGGATTATCTAAATGGCTAATTTTAATTCCAAAACATTCAATGGTGAGGTGTTCGGCAAGTACGTTGATCAGATACCAAATCTTAAAAGAAATGAGTTTATTCATTCAAAGGCACTCCGTCCACGTCCTGACCTTAAGAGCATGTTCTCTGAACAGAGCGGCGGTTTTTATGGCACTGTACCGATGTTTGCCACAATCGGCGGAGATGCTCTCAATTACGATGGTTCAACAGATATTACAGCAAACGAAACAAGCACATTCTCACAGAGCATGGTTGTTGTAGGCCGTGCCAAGGCATGGGTAGAAAACGACTTTTCTGCTGATGTTGCCGGTGCTGACTTTATGGACAATGTTGCAGTTCAGGTTGCTGAGTACTGGGACGAGGTTGACCAGAAAACCATCCTCTCCATTCTCAAGGGCGTTTTCTCTATGACAGGAGGCGCAAACGAAGACTTCGTAACAGCTCACACTCTCGATATTTCCGAAGAGGACGGCGAGGGCGCAAATGTGGCTGCTACAACACTTAACACTGCTATCCAGAAGGCATGCGGCGATAACAAGGACAAATTCTCTCTTGTTTTCATGCACTCTGCAGTAGCAACAAATCTTGAAAACCTCAACCTTATCGACCGTCTTAAATACACAGACGAAAATGGCATTCAGCGTGACTTAACACTCGGCACATGGTGCGGCAGAACAGTGTTTATTGACGACACTATGCCCGTTGGCGAGGACGGCACATACACAACCTATATCTTAGGCGATGGTGCATTTGAATATGTTGACGTAGGTGCAACAATCCCCTATGCTATGGACCGCGACGAAGCAAAGAACGGCGGCAGAACAACTCTTTATTCAAGACAGAGAAAGATTTTTGCCCCCTACGGCATCAACTTCACAAAGGCTGCACTTGCATCCCTTTCTCCCACAAATGCTGAGCTGGAAAATGC